AGCACTTGCTCCCGAAACAGTAACACCATCAGTAACTGTAAACGTATCACCACTTGTTCCGACTGTAATCGTCTTCGTAGCGTCAGTGCCAAGAGGAGAAATTGTTGATACTTTTAATGTGCTCATTATGTTCCTAACCTAAATGCTCCAAATTCATTGTAAGCTGTATTAGCCAATAAATTAGCGTTGACATCATTATTTTGTAATCCTACATACGCTTCAATATAATCAGTAGTATTAAAATCTTCTATTACAGCAGTAAAGGTGCTTATAACTCCTTGTAAACTACTCACTGCTGAGTGATTACCTGAATGAGAAATAGATGAACCATTCTTATATATTCTAGCAGAAAATTCTGCGTCTGCTGAAACACTTCCTGATGATGTATTATGTTCTCTAAATCCAATTCTTAAATAGCAATAATATTTACCAGCTACTCCTGGTGTAAATCTATAATTTGTAGTATTATCATACTTAGAATCTGTATCAAATTTTTCTGTAGCAAAAGCAACTTTTACTGCAGCGTCTTCTGTCGCTGTAAAATCACCTGATAAACTTGCAGCAAAAGCTGGTGTATTACCAGGAAAGTTTGTAAGTGTTGCTCCTGATTTTAAAGTAATCTGTGAAGTATTACTTGAACCAATAATTAAGTTAGAAGTTCCAGATCTAGTATCTATTGTATCTACGAGTATCTTTGACATTATGTTCCTATTCTATGTGCTGCAAAAAATGAACCATTACTTGCTGAAATACTTGCCGTGCCACCACTATCTTGCACTGACATTACTCTAAAATTATCTGATGAACCATTAGCTTCTAATACGCCAGTTAATATTTGTGTGTCATAATTTTCTACTCTTGCGTTATAGTATAAAACATTTGGAAAAGTGTAACCACTTGTAGTTTCATTTTTTTCTATCCTAATTTGAAAACCGCTTATTGAACCAACCTCATATCTTATCTTACAGGTAAAAAAATATTTACCTGCTACGCTAGGTGTGAATTTATAAGTGCTTGTGTCATAGTCACTATTTGTATCATATAACTCTGTATTAAACTGAACTAAAGTTTGAGTAGAATTTGAAACATTTTGTCCTGTGCCTACATAAGCTAAAAAACTTGGTTGTAAAAAATTACTTTGTAAAGCACCAGAAGTAAGTGCTATAGTATCACCGCTCGCACCTAAACTTAAAGTAGTGCCTGATTGTGGTTCTAGATTATCTACGAATACTGTTCCCATTATGCTACTCTAAATCCACTAAACATTGATTGTCCTGCTCCTGATGGTATATCCACATTCGCACTTCCACCACCTTGATAGTATTTCGGTATTACTGTATTACCACTAGAAAGATAAACATAATCTGTGCTGTTCATATTCCAATAAGTAACATCGTTGTAAAAAGCATTGGGGTCCCAAATGTTTCTTTCATATTCTCTAGTGGTTGTAACTAATCTAAACATTATATAATTCATATCTCTATTATTATTATTCAATCTAATATATGTGTTAAATAAATAATACCCTGTAGCCGGTGCAGTAAAAGTATATGTTGAAGTGTTAAAATTACTTCCTATGTCAAAAAATTCTGTGTCAAAAGGTAAAGAAACTAATGAGTCTGCTGCTATGTTCGTTACACCAGAGTTCATGTATGCTGCAAACGAACATGATGCTGCTAAATTTGTATCACCAAAACCTGTAGCTGTTCCATTGTTAGTTAATGTTACTCCACTAGGTATAGTAAATGTATCTCCACTATCACCAAGAGTTATGGATGTCCCACCTGAAACAGGTGTAATTTTGTTTACTTCAAGTGTGCTCATACTACTGTTAAATTACCCTCTACTGTAACTGTCCCTGTAAATGTAACAGGGCCTGCTAAAAATGCGTTATCAGTTGATGCTACTGTAGTCGTAGCAGTAATAGTTTGTAAATTTTCATATACACCATTAAAAGATGTCATCATGCTAGGTTGAATACTATTAGCACCTGGCGTGTTTTGATCAGTTATAATACCATTTAAAAAAATAATAAAACAAGTATCTGACGATGCTAAAGCTGTTGTAAAAGTAATTTGTGCTGCATTTACTGTATAATCAGTTGTAGGTTTTTGACGAACTCCGTTTCTTAAAACTGCTATATCTTCTGGTACAGCTACGCTTTTTGTTAAAGCATATGCAGTAGAACCATCTCCTGTTAGTGTTTGAACTGATGTTGTTGTTGTAAAATCTTTTGTTACTGGATTTCCTAAGTAGCCCATACTATCTCCTACGTGCTTGCTGAATCAACTAAAGATACCCAACCATGTAAGCTAGAAGCTGTATCGCTTTGAACTTTTAAAACATCACCACTTTGTAACACAATTCTAGAACCACCATCTATTAACTCTACTCCACCGCCTGCTGCGATAGGATATTGATAAGCTAAAAATGAATCAGCAGATCCACCACTAGCTGTACTCGTAATATAAACATTTGCTTTTATTGTAGCGTTAGTTATATTAGTTAATCTAATTCCTATAATAGTATCATCTGAGTTAGATGTTAAAACTGTTCTAGCTGTCGTACCGATCGCAATATTTCCTGATGAATTATAAGGTATTTTTCTTTCAAAATCTTGTGCCATTATTTCCTCATTTATAGCATTAATGCCATTTTAGTAGCAAAAGCCGGAGAAGCTGCTCCTACAGCATCGCCGTTATTATCAATGTATATTGTTTTAGAAGCAGGTAAAGTACAAAATACAGTTTTAGTTCCTGCTCCGAAATCTACAGCACTATCAGAATTTGAACTACTAATTATCGTATCTCTCGATAATGTATCAGGACTAGCGTCAGTAACTGTTCCTATACCTACCTCAAATGCTGAATCACTTACGATAGCGTAATAGGTATTGTTACTATTACCTATTCCTGATACAAAAGATTCAAAACCTGAAACAGCTCCGGCCAAGTTTACAGTGCCAGTTCCTGTCGTGGTTGTTTCTTCCTTTACTCTATCGTTTACTACAAATGCCAATTAAAACTCCTATGCGATTCTAATTAAAGCATTACTAGCATCAGCAGTAGGAAATTGTATTTCAAAAGTTCCGTTTGAAGATGATTTATCACTACCAAAATCTAATACGCAAATAGCTGAATTAGAATTTGAGCTATTATAAATCAATGCTCCTCTTGCTGTAATTGTAGCACTAGTGAACGATACGTTTGCTGCATCGAAGATCGCTGTAGTTCCGTCAGTGCTAACAGATACGCTAGATAGTGTTGCGCCACCTGCTGAATAACCTGTACCAGATACTTCATTCGATGTAGAGTAAGCAGTTGTTGCTGCTCCTAGTGATGCTGAACTTGTATATAAAGCTAACTTTAATGTGTCAGAAGTTAAATTTCTCCCTGCGTTCATTAAGTCCTCTTTAAATACAGTGCAGAGTGCTTGTGTTATTGCCATGTCTTACCTCCTTATTGGCTTCCTGTTAAGGTATCCGTACCAGCCGGACTAGCAGGAAATTCGTAGTCAGTTCGTCTTCTTCTCCTAGATTGATTATTTAATCCAAGAACAATTTCCTGATATCTTTTATCGTATAACGCATAGTCTTCCATATTTTTTGTAAATATAGAAGCCTCTGATAAACAACCATATAGTAAAGCATCGTCTGCGTAAGTAGTTAACCAGTTAGTTGTATTACTTGCTGAAAGAGTTGTTATGCGTGCTATGTATTGCATTTCTACTCTATAATTAGAATTAGGAGTAGGAGCAATTAAAGTTGAGTCATCGTCAAAATTTGCAAAGAATTTAGGCACTCCTGTTTGCGTAGCATCAGGCCAAAATTCATATATAAATTCATCAGTTTTCATTTCAAGGAAGATTCTATCATCTCCGTTTTGTATTAAAAGGTTTTTTATAATTAAAAGATCTGTAGGGTTATTCATAAATCTATTGCCACTAGTTAGGGTACTAAAAACGTTAAAAGTAAACGCTTCAGGATCTATTTCTCTTAGTAATCGTTGTTCTGTATTATTTATAAAAGTGTCTAATTGATTAGTGAAATCAGTGCCAGTATTCTGCATCCAAGTTTGAATATCTGTTTTTAGATTTGAATATGTAGTTGCCATTATTTTATACTATCAGCTTTTGCAAATTTATGCGATACATTTCCTCTAAATGCATATGTACCAAAATGGGTTAAAGGACTTTCTATTTCGGAGTATATTTTACCTCCTATTTTTTGCCATCTACGGCAGAAAGTATAGTCTTCACTTAAATATCTTTTACTATCTGGATCTATCATACAATCGAAAAAAGAATAACACCAGTCGCTTGAATAAGGTTTATTATTAATAATTTGATCTGATTTATATTTTAGCTCTGGATAAGCTTCTCTCATTTTTACAAATACATCTTTTTTAATTAACATGAAACCAGTTGCAGCATCTAATACTTCTACAAATCCATCTTCCATTGATATATTATAAGGATCTGCAAAGTTTAAATTATATCCTAGTAATTTCTGTTCTATTGAATCTGTGTTTCCTTTCTTTAAATAATAGTCAAGGTTTTGCCATTCAATAGCTTTTCTAGGATATATCGCACTTACAACTTCCTTATTATAGTTTAATAACTTAGTAACTAATTTAGGCTGAAATGCAATATCAGCATCTACAAATAATAAATGAGTGCAATGTTCACTATCCATAAATTGAGAAACCATAGTGTTTCTTCCTCTAGTTATAAGACTTTCATTACCCATTGTATTTATGTGAACTTTATATTGATTATTCCTGGCTTCTTGTAATAATTTTACAACGCTATGAAAGTAAGCTTCGTGCATTACTCCACCATAACATGGCGTACATAACATAATATAAGGTTTATTAACTAATGACGACTGAGACATTTCCTAACTCCAATCCGATAGAATTCCCTGTAGCTACTGCTACGTTTTCTCCTGTGTCTCCAAACGTGCCAGGGAATATTACTGATATTTGATTTGGAACACCTCCTGTAGCTGAAAGAGGTGCTTGTGGTCTAGCATTTTTTAAAGCTTCTGGATCGTTAAATACAATAGGAGTTAGTTGAGGATGTTTAGATTCATACTCGCTTGTATGAACTAATAATCCATTCCATTCACGAACCATTTCTCTATATGGATATTCTAAACCTGAACGATCTGAAATAGCCCTAGCATACTTACCTTTTGCAAAAGGGAAAGAAGGTGCTTTTACAGGTTTACGTCTATTATCAAAAACCACTTCTATAACCTGGAACTATTCTAAATGTTTCATTTAAATCAGCGTCTTTTGCTCTAGTAAAAGCAGTTTCATATTCAGCTTTTAAAAAAGATATTTTAGTTAAATCTACTCCTGCTCTTTTCATTCCCATATAGTAAGCTAATCCTGCTACCATACATTCATAAAATCTAAAAGGAATATCTATATCTTGTTCAGCACCACTAGAACTTAAAGCCGTAACATCTTGTATTTTTCTTATTCTCCAATATGTAACTGTATCTGTAGCGTTTTCTGGAGCAGGATAAAAAAATAAAACAGGGATTTTATCTTTCTGTAAATAATATTGAGTAACTCTACCAGTTGTATCTTTATTAGGATATGCGTTATAATCAGTTAAACTAATTCTTTGAACACTAAAATCTGTACTATCTCTAGTTACATAAAGATCTATTATATCAACAGTATCTCTATCTAATGTATATGAAGCTGTGTTAGCAGTTAGAGATAAAGTTTTCTTTTCTAAAGTCCACTGATTAACTCCTCGATTAGCCCAATCGGCAAACATAACATTAAGACTACGTTTCGCTGAACGTATATCATAACCTAATATAGGGTTACCTCCGATACGATCTAAAGCTTCTTCTATCGCATCAGTAACTGTTAGGTTAAAAGTAGCTGTTCCTGATGTAGCCATTACGCCATAAATACTGTTATCGCTGAAACACCTGCAGTTAAATTTACAGCAACATTAGTTTTGCATTTTAAACCCTCAGATGGTAAAGAAATCTGAACTGGTCCCGATGCTGCACTTGCTGCTGTAGCTAACGTAAAGAGTGTTGAACTACCATCTTTGAATGTAACAGTGCCAGCACTTCCTGTAGGAGTTACAATAAATCCTTTTATTCTTGCTGGGCCAGCGAATAAAGTAACATCTCTTCCTGTTGTAGTAGTGCTATTAGCGAAAATATCTGAACTAGACATTTACACCTCCTTGTAAAAGTTTTCTTAAAGATTGAATTTGTGAATTAATATCACCTAAAGCACTTTTTTGAACAAGATTCAAAGGAGTAAATAAAGGACTAGCTGATCTAGCAGCTTGCGCTGCAGCTAGTGGACCAAATGCTCCCATAGATGAAGGGTTTCCTACTAAGTCTTTTCCTTTATAAACTTTAGATGTAGTTTTAGATGTTTTACTTAATTTATCTAAATTATCTTTTAATTTTTTTAAAGTATCTTCATTG